TTGCCTCCCCCCCGTTGATGGGTAAAATAGCCGCAATTTTTCGTTTTCAACAAGCGCGGCGCGATGCCGCTTACTCAAGAAGAAAGAATTATGACGTTGTCTCCTTATTTGCAAGAGGTGGCGAAGCGCCGCACTTTTGCCATTATTTCTCACCCCAATAATTAAGCCCAAATTAAAGCTCTTTTACTCTTTCAAAATCCTTTCAGTTAATTGAGATTGAGCTATATAACTCATTTAAATACATTTAGTTATGTGGCTTCTTTAATTGAAAATTCTTTCATGTAACTTTAAATCGATCTGCTTGCTTTCATCAAAAATCTGTACATATGCTTGTACATAATGTACAAAGCAGCAGAGGTGTTTTGCGATTTGTACAAGGTGAGTAATGGCGCTGTCTGATGCGTGGTTGCGTTCAGTCGTTGGAAAGGAACGTGATAAGGTTTTGGTTAAATCCGATCGTGATGGTCTGTCTGTCAGAGTATCACCGAAAGGTCGCGTAGTGTTCCAATATCGTTATCAATGGGCAGGGAAAGGTGAGCGTCTTGATATCGGAACTTACCCAGCAACTGGATTAAAAGAGGCCAGAGAAGAAGTTATCCGTCTCCGTGGTGAACTCGAGTCAAACCGTAATCCACGATTGGTCAAGCAGGCTGAAAAACGAAAAGCTACTGAAGCCATGACGGTAGAGTCTGTGATCCGTGCCTGGTATGAAGCATATTGTGTAAAAAATAAAAAAGGCTCTGAACAGATACTCCGCTCGTTTGAGCTGCACCTGTTCTCTAAAATCGGGAATATCCCTCACGATGCAGCTACATTGCATGATTGGTTAGAAGTCCTGGAGCCTCTTAGCACTAAGACTCCAGCAATAGCAGACCGATTGCTAATTAACGCAAAGCAGGCCCATGTCTGGGCGTATAAGAGAAAGCTCATTGAAACTCGCCCGCTGTCGGATATCACGGGTAAAGATATGGATATCCGTAAAGGTCAGAAGAAACGGTTTCTGACACATGATGAAATTAAAATCCTTTATGCTGCGATCGATGGTTCTCGAATGGTTCCTAAATACCGGGCCTTCATTAAACTATTGCTGCATTTTGGCTGCCGTAGTTCAGAGCTAATTACCGCCAGGGTGGACGATTTTGATTTCATTAATAAAGTATGGACTGTACCACCAGAACGACATAAGACTGGGGAGATAACGGGCGAACCGCTAAAGCGGCCCATTATTGAACCGGTTGAAGAGCTTATAAAGTACGCTATTTCTATGAACAATGGTTCCGATATGCTTTTTACTAAGGAAGGAAGCAGGGAACCCGTTGGTCGGACATCATTGCAGTCGCTGCCTTACAATTTAATGCAGTATGCATGGCGGCGTTTGGGGTATCAATTCCCTCATTGGTCTCTGCATGATTTGAGGCGAACAGCACGAACAAACTTTTCTGATCTTACTGCGCCTCATATCGCAGAAATAATGCTCGGTCATAAACTGCCGGGGGTATGGCAAGTTTATGACAAGAGTGATTATTTAGAAGAACAGCGTAAAGCCTACCAGGCATGGTGGGAGAGAGTTGAATCGATTGTTACTTGTTCTGGTTCAGACACCAACTGACAGTTTGCATATTTTGAACGCAATAAAATATGACAGTCCGCTTTGAGCGAGGAGCGGATATATGATGTTTAGAAAACGCGCGATTTGCAGTTAAGCAATCTAAGTTACTGATGTACTATACTGGAACTGCTGGCCAGTTTGTGTTGAACACCATCATTATCACAATAAGGAAATGAAAGTTGAAATGAATACTAAACTTTTGGCCTATTTAAACAATGAGTTACATGGAGTGTGGGTAGATAGTGAAAATCGTAATATCCACATAATACTTAAATCAAGCCTTCCTATAATTAAATCCGTCTGGTCAGGAGCACCTATCCACTTTTTGGTAGGTTTATCTACTAAAAATATACTAGTGATTGGGATGTTGATTGAAGATAATGTCGATAATCCATTTTTACTAGCCTATCCACCAAGAGAGGCAGATGAAATTAAAGGGCTGGATTTGTTATTGTCAGGCGCTTATGATGGTATTCTATTATCATTTTTTGACTCGCATACAATGCGTGTTATGGACCTGAAAATAAAAGTTTCGGAAAATTTACCGTGTGAATGTTTAAAAAAATTTTGTGCTAATTCATATTCTCTCAATTCAGGATTTAGGGAAGGTAATGAAGCAATGGATGAATTCTGCAACAATGCTTTGACTGGTAACGAGAAAATAATTAGTCTGCCACTAAGTGTAATCGATAAAAAATCTTACCTAGCAAGTGTTCATGAACCAAACGATACCGTATTAACATATGAATTTAGCGTCAGTGAAAACGGCTCTGAGGGATATGAGCAGGAAGCTCTTATATACCATGCTTTGCGGCAGGTCTTTTCACCGGAGGAAGTGTTTTTTTCTCCAGATATTATTGAGGGTAATAAAAAAAGAGAACTAGTTGATATTCTTATTGTAGAAAATGACTATGTATTATCTATACAGTCTAAAGCATCATCTTTGATTGAAATGGGTTTGAAATCTCATGAAAAGCTTTGTAGCATGTATAAGAAAAAAGCATTGCAAGGGATCGATCAGGTTAAAGGCGTTATCCCAATTCTAAATAATGATGTGGTTATTAATTGTGACGGGAGGGAATGCTTAATAAAGCGCAGAAAGGGTATTTATCATTTAGTGATAATCTCAGATCTTGTTTTAGAGAAAGAAGGTGCTGAAAAGATTTATAACGAAATTAGCAACCTTAAAGAGTCAAAAGGGGCGAAAGTTTTAGTTATGAGCCTTGAAGGTCTTGTAAATTTTATAAGACTATCAAGATTAAATAAAAGAATGTTTTGGGCAATGCTGGAGGCTAAATACAAGTTCAGCATAAAAAACCGTACAATTTTAATTAGAGATATCGACTCTAGCCAAGAGAATAATCTACCATTACTTGCCACTGATCAATACCTATCACTTCTTCGAAGTACGGGAAAATTAAAATAAATTGTATCAATGATACTGTTGCCACGTATCGAGACTGGCTTATGAACGGAAGGGTTTTCCAGCAGTTCAGCGACCGGAGCTGCACATCGATGCCGGATTGTGCCTGCAATTATGTACTTGGCTAAGAGGTGCTGCTGGCTCTGGATAGAATAACCCTAACGTCCAAAGAGCGCGCATTTTCATGTAAAAAAATAAATAGCTTGTCTGCTCTTGATACAGAGCAGACAGTCAGATCTGTTTGGCTTGTGCCATAGATGTGCCAGCTCACATTTGAGCTAATGTTTGTTACTCAATTACTCCTGCAAACCTGTATATCTTACGTGATGCCCATTTATTTGGGCAGGATTTAATATCAGGATCTGGAAAATCAGGCCGATATTTCTGACCAGTCCTCCGGTTTACACTGTTCCAGCGAAGCACCGTCGATATTGAAACGCCACAGAATTCGGCGACTTGTTTTGTTGTCATTAAGTTGTTCATTGTTGACCCTCCTGTGGTTGTGCAGTTGAAAGACTCATGCCAGCGCGTTGTTTCCAGACGACCCAGCCGAGAGCCATATCCCACGCCATGTACTCGTTATCACCGTTTTTTGCTCTCCGACGATCGACTGTTTTACCGAAACGCTTTTCCATAAATAATTCATAGGCTGCGCGTTCATCTGGCTCAACTTCCAGAGATGCCAGTGCAATCCGTGCCAGTTCTAAATCATCTTCAAGCTCAGCGCGAATCTCAGCGAATGCACTCTGTGTTAAGGCGAACTCAATGCTCTGCACTTTATTACGTGCGCGCTCAAGCAGTGCATGGTAGTTAATTTCGGTTGTCATACCCCTACCTCTTCGAATTTCAATTCCAATTGATCACCCCAGATTTCACATGACTCTGAACACGAGCCGGTATCGAATCGCCTGGCCTGTACCATCGCCTGATACAAATTTCTGTAGTCGCTGTTGGCAGACATTCTGGCAATTCCGTCAAGCGTCAGGTGACCACGGTACATAACGTCTTTACCTGTTCTGCGATGACCATCCCTGACGTGTTTGCCTGTAACCAGCTCATTAAAAACTCGCATCAGACCAGGTTCGTCTTTACATGCAAGCCCCAGCTTTTGCGTTGACTTTTTGATGCAGAAAACACAGTTCCCGAGATGCTCCGGGATTTGCAAATCAAAAGGTTGTTTTCGCCACCACCGGATAACATCCGACTTATCAAAATCTGACAGTTCGGCAAGATACCGGATGCCCGATTTCGGTTTCAGCCTACGGGGTTCGTCTGCACGAATACCCAGCCATGTGATGTAATTACCTCGCCCGAAATGGTTATCGCAGTATTTCGTGAAAGGGATGAGTTTTAGCCTGTCAGTACAGAACGCGCCACCGATGTATGGCGTGCCGTACTTTTTAACCATGTCCATAAACGGTTTAAGTACCGGCATTCGCGTCTGAATATCCTTTGGCTCCCATTCTGTATAACCATTTGGCTGCCCAAGCTCAGGATTGATATCGACCTGCAACACAGTTAGTGGTATGCCCCAGAACTTCACAACCTCCCGAATAAAGCGGTATGTCAGCGGATGTTCGCAACCGGTATCCATAAAGATGTAGCAGACGTTATTGCCAGCCTTTCTTTGTTCTTCCATCAGGTGAACAAGATATGCGGATGTTCTCCCGCCAGAAAAACTAACTACATGAGTTATGCACATTTGCGTAATTCCGATAACTCGTTGAAGCGTTCCATAAACATCCCGTAGGCATGGCCCGGTGCCAGTGGAATAACTTTGAACATCTCTGTTGCCGGGATACCTTCCAGTACAGGCCATAAAGAGCCATCATCAAGCCCGAGATCACGGCGTTCGGTTGCCAGCATGATTAGATCGGCATATTTCACAGGCGTGCTCATAACCGGGGGCAACTCGTATTTCTCACGGATTACTGCATCTATTTTTTCTTCCATCCGTTTATAGTCAGGAAGAAGGCGTTTCAGTGGTGCGGGGATGTCCTGGCAATACGCTTCTGTTGCATCATGCATTAACGCTTCAAAAGCAAATTCCTGCGGCACCAGCTGGCTGCAAAGCACCGCATGTTGGGCGACGCTGTAGAAGTGAGAAAGATGACCGGCAAAGCGGCAGATATTTGAAAGGGAAACCGCGATATCGTTAATCACGATGTCGTCTTTATTTATCCTGTCATAATAAAAATGCTTCCCGGAAAAAGTTTTAATAAATGACATTTTGTTCTCCACGTATATGCGCTGCACCGCGCTGAATTTGGGTAAAAGGAAGCCCTCACCATCCGGTGATTATTGAGTTAATTACGTTTCCATAAATGCCCCTGCAGGGGCATTTGCAGTAATGAAATCAGGCGGTGAAAGTACCAATAAAGGTTTCTACTTTGCTGTCTTTGAATTTCTCAACAAGCAGATCACGAAATTCGTTAGCCATATCTTCCTGCACCGCTTCCAGCTGAATAATGCGCAGAACCAGTACAGGACGATCGCCAGTGATAATGCTGAGGCGTAATTTAAACGGACGTTCTTTCAGACCTTCAAACGGAACGCATTTAAATTCAAATGCCACTGGCATAATGTCTTTGGTCTTCGCTTCGACAGATTCCATCAGGGAGCGTTTGCCGCTGAAGTCATTATCTTCAAAATCAGCGGTCTGGTTTGCTTCAATCGTGATTTTACGGATTGCCGCAGCCGCTTTTGTTGCCTGAATGGCGTCACCATTAGCATCAAAGCCCACAAGGTAGTCGGCCCAGTCTTCAATCCATTCTGCCAGTGATTTCTGGGAGTTACGCTCGCCGTTAACAGACAACAGGGCAGAGAACGGTGCTGTCTTTTTCAGTTTGAGAGTGGCGGTGTTATCTGCGTGACCTGGTTCATCAATAGTACCCAGGTTAAGCACACTGACGGCACGCATATTATCAGCATCGATAAAGCAGCGGGTGCCTTCATCTGCAAGATCTTTAGAATAACGGGTAAAGTCATCGATGCTGGCAGTGGAAAGCGCACCACGAAAACGGAAGCGATTTAAATTAAATTTTTCCAGATCATGAATGCGGAAATTCTCAGGCAATGCCACAGCATCGGCACCAATCTTACTGATAATTTCATTAACACCCTGAGCAGAAATAAGGGCATGGATTTGATTAATTGCGGTTGCGTCTAAGTTCTGAGACATAATAAGTCCTCACTATATTAAGATATTCAGTGATGAGATAAATAATCAGTTAATTAAGAACGATATTAATGACCTGCTGCGCGGAGTTTTCCGTCAGGCTCACCGGCAAGAGTCAGTAATTGTCCCTGGTCTTCCTGCAGAATAGTCAGGCGACCACCGCGATTGACATACATCGGCGTTTCGGTGGTGTCTTCTTCGGAAATTTTCCCACGGTTAGTCGGGCGAACATATGAGAGTTTGTGTTTGATTTTCACACGGTTCTCATCAAATGGTTCGATTTCCAGGTTGAGTGAGACCTTACCTTTGGTTTTCGTGTTCATCACACCGGAAGCGACTTCACTGAGAACTGCGCCGATTTTGGTTTCAAATACGCCGCCGTCCAGCTCCCCGATAAATGCCTGCACATCAGTACTGCGTTCACTAGCCATTTTGCTGCTCCTCATCATATCGACCCTGCAAGGTCGGTTAGTTTCTCCACAAAACAGAGAAGAACACCTGCGGTGGCAGCCGCCCGGATGGATTGGGTTATGAGCCCGTCGTCCGATGATGTTCTTCTCTGTTTTGTAAAAAGAGCGGTACCAGCCGGAAGCAAGTGTACAAACTGGTACCGCCAAAGCAGTGGCTGTTGTGGTGACCGGTGCTGATCTCCGGCTTGCGGTTATTTCAGACTCTCACGGGCATTTAATTGCCCCGCCGAACAGCTCTTTTCCGCAATATCTGCAATGTCTTTCGCGCATCAGCCTGCGCATTCACCACAACGCTGAGAGCACTTAGCCAGTTACGGCACCACACTTTGTCGCGGTTCCATAAATGCCCTCATCGTTGCCCCCTGGTCTCTTCCCAGGCGTCAAACCGAATCGCCACGCTGGTTAGGCGTCTTATCAGCATCATCATTGACTTGCACATTCCGGCTACCTGGTTTGTTTGCCCGAGCAAGGAGTGGATTGTCCCCTTTAACGTCCCCAGACCGCTAACGACGCATGTGCCATACGCCGTGTTACAACCAAATTTTGTTAGTACCTTGTTTGTTTGTCTGGAAAGAAAGATAAAATGAAGTTGCGCATTATGCAAGTGTTTTTGTTGCGAGATATGCAATTTGATGAGTAATGAAAAGCCACCTTCGGGTGGCTAATTGATGAGGAGGTAAGGGTTAATTGTGTCGCTTAAGGGTTTGTGACTGGCTGATTAAGACCTTTCCAAAGACCATAAACCGGTGTTCATTTTCGCTGGTAATTCCCCATTCACGGTAAATCTGGTTATCAGAAATCACCAGTAGTTTGTCAGGTATCATTTGCAGTCGTTTGACATAAATTTTATCATCAAAACCAAATACATAGATACCATCTCCATCAAACTGATTGATACTGACATCAACGAAGATGAGATCTCCTGGCTCAATGGTTGGACACATACTGTCCCCACGAACGTTGATAACTTTAATGTGATTGGCTGGCCGTCCGCCAAACATCGATACAGCATTATCAGTTCTGTATTCAATGGCATGAATCACATCAATGACATCACCGCCCTGGATAAGGCCATTTCCCGCACTGGCACTGACATCCAGCATTTCAATACGGAATACATCCTTCACCTGCGCAACATCCTCACTAATACTGTTTTTACATACAGTATTACTTTTGAAGTCTGAGGTAAAGAGATCAGCAATATCAACACCTAAGCTCCTGGCAATATTACTCAGGGCTTGTTCAGTGAATTGTTTCTGCTTACCTGTTTCCAGGCGTGAGATATTCGCCGCATCCACTCCTATTGCTTCAGCGAGATCGGCTATTTTCATGTTCTTCGCCTGGCGAAGTTGTCTGACTCGGTTTCCTATGTTCATGCGTTTATTACATTTCTTTATTGCGCGTTAAGCAAATCAACTTGCGCAAAATATTTGCGTGAAATAATATGCTCATCACGCAATATGTGGAGGTCATATGCAATCACCATTACGTAGTGTGCGTAAGGCGCACGGATTTACTTTGCAGCATGTTGCTGCTGGCGTTCAGGTCAATCCAGCGACGCTGAGTCGTATTGAAAGACTGGAACAAATTCCATCTATCGATCTTGCAGAACGTCTGGCCAATTTTTTTAAGGGTGAAATCAGCGAAATGCAGATTCTTTATCCGGCACGTTTTCAATCTAGCCAAAACCAGAATGGGTTTAAACCACAGGAACAGGAGGTAAGCCGTGGGTAATCATCACTGGAAAGTGGAAAAACAGCCTGAGTGGTACGTGAAAGCTGTCAGAAAAACTATCGCGGCGTTGCCGGGGGGTTACGCTGAAGCTGCTGAGTGGCTGGATGTTACAGAGAACGCTTTATTCAACCGCCTTCGTGCAGATGGCGATCAGATTTTCCCGCTGGGATGGGCAATGATTTTACAGCGTGCTGCTGGCACTCACTACATTGCGGATGCTGTCGCACAGTCTGCTGGTGGGGTGTTTGTATCGCTTCCTGAAATTGAGGAAGTAGAGAACGCAGATATAAACCAGCGCCTGCTGGAAGTCATCGAACAGATCGGGAGTTACTCAAAGCAGATTCGTTCGGCAATCGAAGATGGGGTAGTGGAGCCACACGAGCAGACAGCAATTAATGATGAATTGTATCTGTCAATTTCGAAGCTCCAGGAGCATGCGGCACTGGTCTACAAAATTTTCTGCGCTCCAGAAAAGAGTGACGCCCGCGAGTGTGCAGCTCCGGGCGTCGTGGCGTTTTGTGTCTGTGGAGAAACTAACGCATGAACAGTTTAACGGCAAATAACCGTTTGTCGCAACAGCTGGTGGTCAGTGTCGCTGCACACCTGTTGTTACGGCATGAATGCAGATTACCAAATCACCTGGCTGTAAGTAACCACAGAGAACTTTACCTGACTGTGGGGGGCGAGTTGTGCAGGAACTTAACCGCTGGTTTCGTGACGGAAGAGGACTTTATGTTCATGTTATTCGTTGGGAGCCAGAAACACAGCGCGTTATCTATCTTCGCAAAGACTACCCGCATGAATGCTTTAGTCCTTTGTGGAAATTCAGGCGTGATTTTGTTGAGTGTGAAGGACCACCAGCACATTGATTCTGCCATTCCGGGACGTTACACTGTTCAGGCACCTTATAAAGCGGGTGCCGGGCGTGGAAACCCGGAATTCACCAAAGCGCACAACCGCGCTCTTGCGGTTTTTTTGTGTCATGAGCAGCATTACGCCCAAATTATGGTGGGGCGTGCAGGGCCAACTTCGGTTGGGCCGGGTTCTTTGGTGACCGGTATTTCCACCCCTGTACGTCTCACCACCAATAAGGTCGTGGAAAGCCTTGGTGGTGAGTTATTAAAAATCACCAAAGAGGCTGCCATCATGGCTACGATCCCAACCCTCACTCAACCTGAAATTGCCATCGTTGATGGTCAGGCTGTTACTTCATCCCTGGCTGTTGCCAACTTCTTCTCCAAACGTCATGACGATGTACTGAAAAAGATCCGCACGCTTGAATGTTCCGCATCATTCACTGCCCGCAATTTTTCGGTGAGTGATTACACCGATTGCACAGGCCGCAAACTACCTTGCTATCAAATAACCCGCGACGGCTTTGCGTTTCTTGCTATGGGTTTCACGGGTAAACGTGCTGCCCAGTTCAAAGAGGCATACATCAATGCCTTTAACCAGATGGAGAAACAGCTTTCAAAGCCCGCTGTACCGAGCGACGTTGCACATAACGCCAGCGTTCTCTGTTCCTACATTTCATCAATTCATCAGGTCTGGCTGCAGCAGCTTTATCCTATGTTGGCAAAAGCCGAATCTCCGCTGGCTGTTAGCTTGTATGACTATATTAATGATGCTTCGGCACTGGCCTGCCTCATAAATTTGTCGCTGAACCCTTCAGAGGTAAGGGGGCGCAAATGATCCGGAATATTTTCAAACGGTTTACCAATCAGACTTTCCGTTGTCCTCGTCCGGGTCAGTGGTACACCACACCTGCAGGGCATGTTCTACGTGTTAGCCTGGTGGACCGTGAATGTCAGAAGGTGATTTGTGAACCGCTGGGCCGTAATTACCGCGTCAGTATGCCGCTTATAACCTTTCGCTCCGGAAAAAACATGAAGCATCTCGGAGGTGCAGCATGAGTATGGAGCTGATGGTTAAAGCGATGAAAATTCGAGTGGGTAATCCATTGCGAAAACTGGTTCTGATCAAGCTGGCTGATAATGCCAGCGATCAGGGTGAGTGCTGGCCCAGCTACCAGCATATTGCTGACCAGTGCGAGATTAGCAAACGTTCTGTGATGAATCATATTGCGGCCCTTTGTGAGTCCGGGCTGGTAAAAAAAGTCACCCGGAAAGGTGAAAAAGGTAACTCAAGTAATATCTATCTCCTTCATCTGGATGGTGCAGGAGATTCACTAGGGGGTAGTGCAAATAATTCACTATCTGGTGCAGCAAATTCACCAGGTAGTGCAGGAGTTGCACTAGGGGGTAGTGCAGGAGATTCACCCAGAACCAGTCACTCTTTTGAACCAGTCAAAGAACCAGTCAATGAACCAATAGCTGTTGGTGCATCTGCTGATGAGTCTGTGCGAGTTCGTTCAAACCGACCGGAATACTCTCCGGAGTTTGAGCAGGCATGGCTGGTATATCCCAAACGTGCTGGTGGCAATTCAAAATCTGCAGCCTTCAAAGCCTGGAAAGCCCGTTTGAATGAGGGGGTAAACCCCGAAACCATGCTGGAAGGTGTGAAACGCTATGCGGGCTGGGTATCTGCGATGGGTAACAGCGGCACACAATTTGTGAAACAGGCTGTCACGTTCTTTGGTCCGGATCGTCATTTCGAAGAATCCTGGGAAGTTCCTGCGGTATCTGCAGCCAGACGTGAGGACCCGTACTTCAAAGCCAGTTACGACAACGTGGACTACAGCCAGATCCCGGCAGGATTCAGGGGGTGATCATGAGTCTTTTGAATGAAGTTCAGAAATTCATTGAAGCCCATCCGGGGTGTACTTCCGGAGACATTGCGGATGCTTTTGCAGGTTACTCACGGCAGCGCGTTCTGCAGTCAGCAAGCAAGTTACGTCAGAGTGGGCGTGTGGCTCACCGTTGTGAAGGGGATACACGCAGACATTTCCCGCGCCAGACAAAGATATCGCCGGAGGCGGAACGGCAACCAGTTCGTGAAACCAGACCTGTGCGCAATTTCTATGTCGGCACTAACGACCCGCGGGAGATTTTATGCCTGACCCGCCAGGCTGAAGAACTGGAGTCCAGGGGCTTATACCGTCGTGCTGCAACGGTGTGGATGGCGGCATTCCGTGAAAGCCACTCCCTGCCAGAACGAAACAATTTTCTGGCGCGTCGTGAGCAGTGTTTACGGAAAAGCAGCAAGCGCGCTGTATCGGGTGATGAGTGGTATCTGTCAGGGAATTACGTGGGGGCTTAATGAGTAATAAATATTGCCAGGAGCTGGTGGAACTGCGGAACAAACCAGCCCATGAACTGAAGGAAGTGGGCGATCAGTGGCGCACGCCGGACAACATTTTCTGGGGAATTAACACCCTGTTTGGTCCGTTTGTTCTGGATCTGTTCACTGACGGTGATAACGCCAAATGTGCTGCGTATTACACGGCGGAAGACAACGCGCTGGCGCATGACTGGTCAGAACGCCTTGCGGAGCTTAAAGGTGCTGCCTTTGGAAATCCCCCATACAGCCGCGCCAGTCAGCATGAGGGGCAATACATCACCGGCATGCGTTACATCATGAAGCATGCCAGTGCCATGCGTGATAAGGGCGGGCGCTATGTTTTCCTGATCAAAGCTGCCACCAGCGAAGTGTGGTGGCCGGAAGATGCAGATCATATTGCTTTTATTCGCGGGCGTATTGGTTTTGAACTGCCTGCCTGGTTTATCCCGAAGGATGAGAAGCAGGTGCCGACAGGCGCTTTCTTCGCTGGTGCTATTGCTGTTTTCGACAAGACCTGGAAGGGACCGGCAATCAGCTACATCGGGCGCGATGAACTTGAGGCATGTGGTGAGGCGTTTCTGGCGCAGGTTCGCCTGCAGGCGGAAAAGCTGGTCAGGGAGATGGCGGCATGACGACGTTAACTCAATGCCAGCAGCAGGTGCTGGATATGCTGATTTCTTATCAGAAAGAGCGTGGCTTCCCGCCAACCAATCAGGAGGTGGCAACCATGCTGGGATACCGTTCGGTGAATGCAGCGGTGGAGCATCTTCGCGCACTGGAGAAAAAAGGCGTCATCACGATAAAGCGTGGTGTGGCCCGGGGGATCACGCTTCATACCGCGGTGAAGGACGACGACAGCGAGGCGGTCGGGATTATCCGCTCACTGCTTGCCGGTGAGGAAAACGCAAGGCTGCGTGCAACTCACTGGTTACATGAGAGAGGCCTGAAAGTATGAAGCTGATCCTGCCTTTCCCGCCCAGCGTGAACACCTACTGGCGACACCCCAACAAAGGGGCATTTGCTGGTAAGAGCCTGATAAGCGCGGCGGGGCGAAAATTTCAGAGCGCGGCGTGCGCAGCAATAGTTGAGCAGTTACGTCGTCTGCCAAAACCAACGTCGGCACCTGCTTCAGTGGAGATCGTGTTGTTTCCTCCGGATAACCGGATCCGCGATCTGGACAACTATAACAAGGCGCTGTTTGACGCCCTGACCCACGCGGGTGTGTGGGAAGACGACAGACAGGTGAAAAGAATGCTGGTGGAGTGGGGACCGGTTATCCCGAAAGGGAAGGTCGAGATCACTATCAGTAAGTATGAGAAACCGGCGGGTGCAGCCGCCTGATTAAGAGGAGAAACGAAGTATGAATAATCTGATGGTTATTGATGGTATTGAAGTTCGTCGTGATGCTTATGGGCGTTACAGCCTGAACGATCTGCACAGGGCAGCCGGGGGAGAACAAAAAAACCGCCCGAAATACTGGCTCTCCAATAAGCAAACCTGTGAATTGATTGAACAACTTTTCACCGAGGGTGGAATTCCGCCTCTGGAACAAAATCAACCAGTTAGCGTCATTAATGGCGGAAATAACCAGGGGACGTATGTCTGCAAAGAACTGGTGTATGCCTATGCAATGTGGATCAGCCCGTCATTCCATCTGAAGGTGATCCGTACTTTCGATATGGTAACCAGCGCACCGGAAAAATTATCCGGGCAGGCTGCTGACAAGATGCAGGCTGGAGTGATTCTGCTGGACTTTATGCGCAGGGAGTTAAACCTGTCTAACTCTTCAGTGCTTGGTGCCTGTCAGAAACTCCAGGAGGCTGTTGGCTTACCGAATCTGGCACCACGCTATGCCATTGATGCTCCTGCTGACGCGCCTGATGGCTCAAGTCGCCCTACGCTGTCGCTGAGTGCACTGCTGAAACAGTATGGTATCCGCCTGACGGCTAATCAGGCATATCACCAGATGGCGAAGCTGGGGATCGTTGAACAACGCGAACGATACAGCCGTACCGCGATTAACAACATCAAAAAATTCTGGTCGCTGACAGCGAAAGGCTGCATGTTCGGCAAGAACATCACCAGTCCCGCAAATCCGCGCGAGACGCAGCCGCACTTCTTCGAATCCCGATTCCCTGAGCTGTTAAAGCTGCTCGATACCGTTCATTGAGGTGACCGTGAGAGCACTACTGACCCCTGAAATTGCCCCGCGTATGGGGATCGTATTGTTCAGACCAGGTTCAGAGCTGATGCCCTTGTTTATGCAGGGGCGTGTCCTGCTGGAGCCTGAGCCGGAACGTTATTCATCTTTCGCCAGTGGTGCCGTTCCGGCAGCATCACAACCGCTGGCGGATGATCCTGCCGTTCGGGCCGTGTTCCGCAATGAGGCAGTGATCCGTCGTGCTGGTGGCGTGGAATGTCTTGAAAGCTGGTTACTTCGTGAAAAAGGCTGCCAGTGGCCTCATTCCGACTGGCACAGCGAGAACATGACCACAATGCGACGCGCGCCGGGCGCAATCCGTCTGTGCTGGCACTGCGATAACCAGCTGCGCGATCAGTTCACGGAACGGCTGGAATCAATGGCAACGGATAACTGTGCCCGCTGGATGTTGTCTGTTGTGCGTCGGGATCTCGGTTTTGATGATAGTCACGTTGTGACAATGCCGGAACTATGCTGGTGGCTGGTTCGTAATGACCTGGCGGATGCCTTACCGGAAAGTGCAGCCCGTAAGGCACTGAGATTACCGAAGCCTGTTGTGCCGTCTGTCACCCGGGAAAGTGACCTTGTTCCTTCGGTTCCTGCCACCAGCATTATCCAGGATAAAGCGAAAAAGGTGCTGGCGCTGAAAGTGGATCCAGAGTCGCCGGAGTCTTTTATGTTACGCCCAAAACGTCGCCGCTGGGTTAATGAAAAGTACACGCGCTGGGTTAAGACACAGCCGTGTGCATGTTGTGGAAAGCCTGCTGATGATCCCCATCACCTGATAGGCCACGGTCAGGGTGGAATGGGTACAAAAGCGCATGACCTCTTTGTGTTGCCTTTGTGCAGAAAGCATCACGACGAGCTGCATGCGGATACCGTGGCATTTGAAGAGATGTATGGCTCCCAGCTGGAGCTGATATTTCGTTTTATCGATCGTGCGCTGGCAATAGGCGTACTGGCGTAAGTGGAGAACGAGCATGAACCTTGAAGCCTTACCAAAATATTACTCCCCAAAATCTCCAAAATTGAGCGATGACGCACCGGCGACAGGCTCAGGTGGTTTAACGATTACGGATGTGATGGCTGCGCAGGGGATGGTGCAGTCGAAAGCACCGCTTGGGTTTGCCTTATTCCTGGCAAAAGTTGGTGTTCAGGATCCTCAGTTTGCGATTGAAGGTCTGCTCAATTACGCGATGGCACTGGATAACCCGACATTGAACAAATTGAGTGAAGAAACCCGGTTACAGATCATCCCTTACCTTGTGAATTTTGCCTTTGCTGATTATTCCAGGTCTGCGGCAAGTAAGGCTCGCTGTGAGCATTGTGCTGGTACTGGATTTCATAATGTATTGCGCGAAGTGGTGAAACACTCCAGAAGCGGGGAATCTGTTATCAAGGAAGAGTGGGTGAAGGAACTGTGTCAGCATTGTCATGGTAAGGGAGAAGTCAGCACAGCGTGCAGAGGGTGTAAGGGTAAAGGTATTGTCCTGGATGAAAAAAGAACCCGGCTTCATGGCACGCCTGTTTATAAGGTTTGTGGGCGTTGCAATGGAAACCGGTTTAGCCGTTTACCAACCACACTGGCGCGGCTTCATGTCCAGAAGCTGGTACCAGACCTGACGGATTATCAGTGGTACAAAGGATATGCAGATGTCATTGATAAACTGGTTACAAAGTGCTGGCAGGAAGAAGCATATGCAGAGATACAATTGAGAAAGGTGACAAGATAAATGGTTTTCGCCGAAGATGACGACATGATGCTTGCGTTTTTCAAAAAATATGGATAAGATTTTCACAACGATGGGCTTTGTATGTCTACCGTTGATAAGATTTAAGAACCCGCCACTGAGCGGGTTTTTTTGTACCTGTAAACTTGGTGCAGTACAGTAAACACGCTGGTGTTCGTGAATACTGACTTTTTATCTTGCTGGCTTTTTAGACAAGAGTTATTGGTATGTCATGTTAACCAGAAGGGAAAAAGACATGCTAAAACAGCAAGATATGACAGAAGCCGCCGCCGCAGTCCTTCATTTCTTACCTGCTGACAAGTGGGTAACGCCACGCATGATGACGAGAACTACCGGAGTAAGCGAAGCCCGGTGCCAGTTAATACTGACTCAGTTAGTTATGGCGGGTCTGGCGAAGGATAACGGCGGGTACGGGAATAAATTCAGACGCTGCCAGTAATGGCGGTTTCCTGCTGTGAAAATGGGCGGCTGGTGGGTGTTGGTAGCACCTGCCAGCCATTCGCTCATGCTTACTGGTCACAAGCGAACCACGGCCCACTGCTTTAGCGCAAAAGCAGAGTGAGCCTACCAGAGTTACGCTTACTGATCCATGAAAAATACTGTAAAAATAAACAGTGTTGATTTAATCAACGCTGATTGCCTGCATTTTATTCAGTCCCTGCCTGATGATTCCATTGACCTGATTGTTACCGATCCGCCGTACTTCAAGGTGAAACCCAACGGTTGGGACAATCAGTGGAAAGGGGACGAAGATTACATTAAGTGGCTGGACCACTGTCTGGCCCAGTTCTGGCGGGTGTTGAAACCTTCCGGAAGCCTTTACCTGTTCTGTGGACATCGCCTGGCATCTGATATTGAGATCATGATGCGTGAACGTTTCAACGTGCTTAACCATATCATCTGGGCGAAGCCGTCCGGACGTTGGAATGGGTGTAATAAAGAAAGTCTGCGTGCATATTTTCCTGCCACAGAGCGCGTTCTGTTTGCTGAACATTACCAGGGGCCATATCGCGGCAAAAGTGACGGCTATGCGGCAAAAGAAAGGGAACTCAAACAGCACATAATGGCACCGCTGATATCGTATTTCAGGGATGCTCGTGCCGAACTGGGTATAACGGCAAAACAAATTGCCGAAGCCACAGGTAAGAAAAATATGGTTTCCCACTGGTTTGGTGCCAGTCAGTGGCAGTTGCCGAATGAGGCTGACTATCGGAAGTTACAGGCACTGTTTTCCCGTATAGCGGCAGAGAAGTTTCAGGAACAACAACTGGAACAACCACACCACCAGCTGGTGGCATCTTATGATTCACTGAATCGCAAATATTCTGAATTGCTGGATGAGTTTAAATCTCTCCGGCGCTATTTCTCCGTATCAGTCTCCGTGCCTTATACCGATGTCTGGATGCATAAACCCGTTCAGTTCTACCCGGGTAAACATCCGTGTGAGAAACCGGCGGATATGCTCAGGCAAATAATCAATGCCAGTAGTCGACCTGGTGATCTGGTTGCTGATTTTTTTATGGGATCCGGTTCCACAATAAAAGCAGCAATGGCGCTGGGGCGTCGGGCCTTAGGTGTTGAGCTTGAGTCAGAGCGGTTTAACCAGACAGTGAAAGAGATAAACGAGCTGGTGGGGAAATAATTTGGTGGCCACGTCAGGTGGCCTTTTTATTTCCATTACACAGCACCCGCATCTGCGAGGTGGGGTTATGAAATCCATGGATAAGTTAACAACGGGTGTCGCCTATGGCACCTCAGCAGGTAGTGCCGGTTACTGGTTTTTACAGCTGCTCGATAAAGTCACGCCCTCACAGTGGGCAGCAATAGGTGTGCTGGGTAGCCTGGTATTTGGCCTGCTGACGTACCTGACAAACCTTTATTTCAAGATTAAAGAAGATAAGCGCAAGGCTGCGAGAGGTGAATAATGCCTCCATCATTACGAAAAGCAGTTGCTGCTGCTATTGGTGGCGGAGCAATTGCTATAGCATCAGTGTTAATCACTGGCCCAAGTGGTGACGATGGCCTGGAAGGTGTCAGCTACATACCATACAAAGATATCGTTGGCGTATGGACTGTATGTCACGGACACACCGGAAAAGACATCATGCCCGGTAAAACGTATACCGAAGCAGAATGCAAAGCCCTCCTGAATAAAGACCTTGCCACGGTCGCCAGACAAATTAACCCGTACATCAAAGTCGATATACCGGAAACAACGCGCGGCGCTCTTTACTCGTTCGTCTACAACGTGGGTGCTGGCAATTTCAGAACATCGACGCTTCTTCGCAAAATAAACCAGGGCGATATCAAAGGCGCATGTGACCAGCTACGTCGCTGGATATACGCTGGCGGTAAGCAATGGAAAGGCCTGATGACTCGTCGTGAGATTGAGCGTGAAGTCTGTTTGTGGGGGCAACAATGAGCAGAGTAACCGCGATTATCTCCGCTCTGGTTATCTGCATCATCGTCTGCCTGTCGTGGGCGGTCAATCATTACCGTGATAACGCCATCGCCTACAAAGAACAGCGAGATAAAAAAGTCAGTGAGCTGAAGCAGGCGACCGCCACCATTACTGACATGCAGCAGCGCCAGCGTTCTGCTGATGCACTCGATGCTAAATACACGAAGGAGTTAGCTGATGCGAAAGCTGAAAATGATGCTCTTCGGCGCAAGCTTGATAATGGTGGTCGGGTGTTCGTCAAAGGAAAATGCCCTGTGCCATCCTCAGCCGAAACCTCCAGCGCCTCCGGCATGGGCAATGATGCCACCGTCGAACTCTCTCCAGTTGCTGGACGAAACGTTCTCGGTATCCGGGACGGAATTATCCGCGACCAAACAGCACTGAGAACGCTTCAGGAATACATCAGGACGCAATGCCTTCGATGATAGCGATAATTTTACTCATCATCCTTCACATCTGGCTCTGTAGACAGGATGGTGATCACTTCTGGAGTGAATCCAGATTAAACATCTCATTGCTGATGCTTGATATTGAGCATCTTGCGCGCGGTAAGGGGCTGCGTTGAGATAAGAGCCAGTCATTACAAATACCAGGATTTAGCCTCGCATTCGCGGGGCTTTTTATTGCCATTATCAAAGCCACTCCCTACAGAGTGGCTTTGATAATGGCTTATACCCTACACGGGATAGCTTAACTGATATCCCTTTTAACGGATAAAGGTATTCAAGCCTGACACATCATGCGCTGTATCGTCGCCGTATTCCCGTATTAACAGAGACCGTAGCCCGACGGGGAACTCCTTCTGCGCGAGTGTGCGGGAATAATCAAAAACGATGCACACCGGGTTTTTACCGCGTTTATGGTTCGCGGGTTTGTCCCTCATGCTCGCCAGTCCTGTGCGGGGGTGGAAGAAACAGGACACTTACACAGATTTTTGTGGGCACGATGCTATGCCTTTCTGGATTATCCCGATGCCATTCATGCAAGGCGTTGTATCAGACGTTCGTCAGAGCTGTCAGGCTGACGGGTCCTCCCGGTGGGGTGGCCTGCCACGGGGCGGGAGCGTCGCGGAAAAAGGCTAGTTTTTGAAATTTTATTCGTCATCACCACCACTGTAATTGATTGATATTACAGTGGTTTTATTTTCATGGTGTCGATTCTGATTGTTTTTTGTTCATCACTAACACCGTTTGCCTAAAGTTGTTCGCAAGATGCATGTTTAAAACATTCTGGAGCGGGTATGGATCGAGAGTTAAAAAATCTGACGCTGAATATCAGTCAACTGGCGGCATTGTCAGGTGTACATCGCCAGACTGCTGCGGCAAGGCTGCAAAATCTACCCGTTGCAGGGGGGCATGAAAGCAACCTCAAGCTTTATCGGGTGGTTGATATTGTGTCGGCATTTCTGGCATTACCACCGCCGGTTGCAGAAGGCGAAATGGACGCGCATGAGCGCAAAGCCTGGTATCAGTCTGAACGTGAGCGTCTTAAGTTCGAACAGGAAACGGCACAACTCATTCCGGCCAGTGATGTCAGACGGGAGTTTGCCATCTGGGCAAAAGCGGTCGTGCAGGTGCTGGAGACATTACCGGATATTCTTGAACGTGACTGCGGTCTGCAGCCTGCCGCTGTGAGCCGTGTTCAGTCCATTATTGATGATCTGCGCGATCAGATAGCCCTGCGGGTGACTGAAGCAGGTGCGGATGATGAGGAGGAATTACAGCAGGAGGAGTAATGCTGAATCAGGAAACCGCAAAGGCAGCACGAACCGATTCAGGTTATATCCTTCGCGCACCGAGACGAATGCGGGTTGCTGATGCCGTTGCTCAGTATATGCGGGTGCCCATGGGGGCAGGGAACTCAGTCCCGTGGGATCCGCTGGTGGCACCGTATGTTATTGAGCCTATGAACTGCCTGGCCTCGCGTGAATACGACGCAGTGATATTTGTTGGCCCGGCACGAACCGGCAAGACTATCGGCCTGATTGACGGCTGGGTGATTTACAACGTGATTTGCGATCCTGCTGATATGCTGATCATTCAGATGACGGAGGAAAAAGCCCGCGAACACTCCAAAAAACGACTCGCCAGAACGTTTCGCGTCAGCCCGGAAGTGGTCAGTCGCCTGAGTCCGAACAAAAATGACAACAACGTTTATGACAGAACATTCCTTGCTGGCAACTACCTGAAAATCGGCTGGCCGTCAGTCAATATCATGTCTTCATCAGATTATAAATGCGTGGCGCTGACGGATTATGACCGTTTTCCGGAAGATATTGATGGTGAGGGGGATGCCTTCTCTCTTGCCTCAAAACGTACCACCACATTTATGTCCAGTGGTATGACGCTGGTGGAGAGTTCCCCCGGCAGGGATGTGAAGGATGTGAAATGGCGACGGACTTCACCGCATGAGGCTCCACCAACCACGGGGATCCTGTCGCTCTATAACCGTGGCGATCGCCGTCGCTGGTACTGGCCCTGTCCACACTGTGGTGAGTATTTTCAGCCCTGCGGCGATGTGGTTGCTGGTTTCCGTGATATTGCCGATCCTGTGCTGGCAAGTGAGGCGGCTTATATTCAGTGTCCTTCCTGTTCAGGACGGATTTTGCCTGAACAAAAACGCGAGCTGAACGGACGTGGGGTCTGGTTACGGGATGGTGAATCCATCAATGCAGATGGCAGTCGTTATGGTGATCCCCGGCGTTCACGTATTGCGTCATTCTGGATGGAGGGTCCGGCAGCTGCTTATCAGACACTCTCGCAACTCGTTTACAAACTGCTTACTGCAGAACAGGAATACGAGACAACCGGAAGTGAAGAGACACTCAAGACGGTTATCAATACCGACTGGGGATTACCTTATCTTCCCCGCGCCAGCATGGAGCAACGAAAAAGTGAATTGCTTGAGCAGCGGGCAGAGCCAGTTCCTTCCCGCAGTGTGCCGGATGGCGTTAATTTCCTTGTGGCGACAGTGGATGTGCAGGCGGGACGTCATCGCCGTTTTGTGGTTCAGGTAACGGGCTATGGCAGCCGTGGCGAACGCTGGATTATTGATCGTTACAACATCACGCAGTCATTGCGCGGTGACAGCGACGGGGAGAGCCAGCGAATTGATCCGGCCAGCTATCCGGAAGACTGGGATGTCCTGCTGACGGATGTTTTTCATAAAAGCTGGCCGCTGGCCTCCGACCCTTCTCAACAAATGCGACTGATGGCAATGGCGGTGGACTCCGGCGGTGAAGACGGGGTCACTGATAATGCCTATAAATTCTGGCGTCGTTGCCGTCGTGATGGCCTTGGCAAACGTATTTACCTGTTTAAGGGCGACAGCATCCGGCGCGCAAAACTGATCACCCGTACATTCCCTGATAACACCGGACGAACGGGCCGACGGGCGCAGGCCGCAGGTGATGTGCCGCTCTGGCTTCTTCAGACGGATGCCCTGAAAGACCGGGTGAATAACGCGTTATGGCGTGACTCGCCAGGTCCCGGCTATGTGCATTTCCCTGACTGGCTGGGGAGCTGGTTTTACGACGAACTGACGTATGAAGAGCGGAGCAGTGACGGGAAATGGAGTAAGCCGGGTCGCGGTGCCAACGAAGCTTTTGACCTGATGGTGTATGCCGAGGCTCTGGTCATTCTGCATGGATACGAAAAGATCCGCTGGCCGGATGCACCGGAGTGGGCGAGCCGGGAAACCTGGCTGGAGTGTGTCCCGGACAGTACCGAACCGTCACCCTCACCGGAACCGGTATCCACGCCTGTTAAAAAACAAAAACGGAAGAAAACAGTAACTGACGATGTTAACCCCTGGCTGACTTCCGGAGGATGGTTATGAATCAGAATGATATTGAAGCCATGATTCAGCGTTATACGGAAGCTGAAATGGCGGTGCTTGACGGAAAATCCGTCACTTTTAATGGTCAGCAGATGACCATGGAAAACTTATCTGAGATCCGGCAGGGGCGGCAGGAGTGGGAGCGCCGCCTTGCGGCTCTGATTACACGACGACGTGGGCATCCCGGGTACCGGCTGGCGAGGTTCTGATGGCAATTCTTGATGATGTGATTGGCGTTTTTTCACCAGGATGGAAAGCGGCAAGGCTGCGTTCCCGTGCGGTGATCCAGGCTTATGAGGCCGTAAAAACGACGCGGACACACAAAGCCCGACGGGAGAACCGAACTGCCGACCAGTTAAGCCAGTACGGGGCCGTGTCGTTACGTGAGCAGGCCCGTTACCTTGATAACAACCACGATCTGGTCATTGGTGTATTTGACAAGCTGGAAGAACGGGTGGTGGGGAAAAACGGGATTATTGTCGAGCCACATCCGGTATTACGCAATGGGGCCATTGCCCGTGATCTGGCAGCGGAGATACGTACCCGATGGAGTGAATGGTCTGTCAGTCCGGAGGTCACCGGGCAGTTTACCCGTCCGATGCTGGAACGTCTGATGCTGCGTACCTGGCTGCGCGATGGTGAGGTGTTTGCCCAGATGGTTTCCGGGCGCATAAACAGCCTGACGCCTTCTGCCGGTGTTCATTTCTGGCTGGAGGCGCTTGAGCCGGACTTTATTCCCATGACCAGTGATGAGAGCAACAGGCTGAATCAGGGCGTGTTTGTTGATGACTGGGGGCGTCCCGAAAAATATCTGGTGTATAAAAGTCGTCCTGTATCCGGACGGCAGATGGAAACCAAAGAAGTGGATGCAGAGCGAATGCTGCATCTTAAATTTGTTCGCCGTCTGCACCAGATGCGCGGGACGTCTTTATTGTCCGGTGTGCTGATCCGCCTCAGCGCCCTGAAAGAGTATGAAGATTCTGAGCTGACTGCAGCAAGGATCGCCGCTGCTCTGGGGATGTACATCCGCAAAGGCGACGGACAGAGCTATGAAACGGATGGTAATGACAGTAAGGAGAATGAACGCGAGCTTACCATTCAGCCAGGCATTATTTACGACGATCTGAAACCCGGCGAAGAAATCGGAATGGTGAAGTCGGATCGCCCAAATCCTAACCTTGAAACTTTTCGTAATGGTCAGTTGCGTGCCGTGGCGGCGGGCAGTCGTCTGAGTTTTTCCAGTACAGCGCGCAACTATAACGGCACTTACAGCGCCCAGCGTCAGGAGCTGGTTGAATCCACTGATGGCTACCTGATCCTGCAGGACTGGTTTATTGGTGCCGTCACCCGCCCGATGTATCGTGCCTGGCTGAAACAGGCTGTGGCATCCGGTGTTATCAGGCTACCCCGCGATCTTGACCGTTCTTCACTGTATACCGCGGTGTATTCCGGACCGGTGATGCCGTGGATTGACCCTGTTAAGGAGGCTGAGGCCTGGAAAATCCAGATTCGTGGTGGAGCGGCGACAGAATCAGACTGGGTACGTGCAGGTGGTCGTAATCCGGATGATGTCAAACGTCGGCGCAAGGCCGAAATTGATGAAAACCGCAAGCTGGACCTGGTATTTGATACCGATCCGGCCAGTGATAAAGGAGGCAGCAGTGCCGCAACGAAACGACAGGAGCCGCAGTACACCGACGACCAGTCCGAAGAATAATTCCTGGTTCAGGATGCAGGCTGGTCACCAGAGTGACGCGGATATTTATATTTATGACGAGATTGGTTTCTGGGGTGTTACAGCGAAGCAGTTTATCAGTGATCTGAATGCACTGGGCGATATCACCCACATTAATCTCCATATCAATTCACCGGGTGGCGATGTCTTTGAAGGCATCGCCATTTTTAATGCGCTGAAAACACATGGTGCGTCCATTACCGTTTATGTCGACGGTGTGGCGGCATCAATGGCGTCGGTCATTGCGATGGTGGGAAACCCGGTCATTATGCCGGAAAACACCTTCATGATGATTCATAAACCATTTGGCTTTACGGGCGGTGATGCGGAGGACATGCGCACCTATGCCGACCTGCTCGATAAAGTTGAGGCGGTTCTGTTACCCGCTTATGCACAGAAAACCGGGAAAACCACCGATGAAATTGCTGCCATGCTGGCGGATGAGACCTGGATGTCCGGTGCCGAATGTCTGGCACATGGATTTGCTGATCAGGTGACGCCAGCCGTTAAGGCAATGGCATGTATTCAGTCAAAACGTACAGAGGAATTTAAAAAGATGCCGGAATCCATTCGAAACATGATTACTCCGCCACGCAACAGTGCTCCACGCGTACAGGATAATGAACCTGCAGCTTCCCGGACGCCAGTGCAGGCAGCAGCACCCGTGGTGGATGAAAACAGTATCCGTGCGCAGGTACTGGCAGAGCAAAAAGCGCGTGTAAATGGTATTAATGATCTGTTTGCCATGTTTGGCGGGCGTTATCAGATGCTGCAGGCTCAGTGTCTTGCCGATCCTGAATGTTCGCTGGAGCAGGCCCGCGAAAAGCTGTTGAACGAGATGGGGCGCGAGTCCACGCCATCCAATAAAAATACCCCGGCTCATATTTATGCCGGTAACGGTAATTTTGTGGGGGACGGGATCCGCCAGGCGCTGATGGCGCGTGCCGGATTTGAAAAAACCGAACGTGATAATGTCTACAACGGGATGACCCTGCGTGAATATGCCCGTATGTCACTGACTGAACGGGGTATTGGGGTTTCCGGTTATAACCCGATGCAGATGGTCGGTGCGGCGTTCACACACAGTACGTCTGACTTCGGTAATATTCTGTTGGATGTTGCGAACAAAGCCATTCTGCAGGGCTGGGAAGATGCCCCTGAAACCTATGAACAGTGGACGCGGAAAGGTCAGTTGTCTGATTTTAAAATTGCCCATCGTGTGGGTATGGGGGGCTTCAGTGCTCTGCGTCAGGTGCGTGAAGGGGCGGAATATAAATACGTCACCACCGGAGATAAACAGGCCACTATTGCACTGGCGACCTATGGCGAGCTGTTCAGTATCACCCGTCAGGCCATTATCAATGATGATCTGAATATGCTGACCGATGTCCCGATGAAACTGGGCCGTGCGGCGAAATCCACTATTGCCGATCTGGTTTATGCCATTCTGACGTCTAACCCGAAAATCTCCACAGATAATGTAAGTCTGTTCGATAAAGCGAAACATGCAAACGTACTGGAGAGCGCTGCAATGGACGTGGCATCGCTGGATAAAGCCCGCCAGTTGATGCGCGTTCAGAAAGAGGGGGAGCGTCATCTGAATATTCGTCCTGCGTTCGTACTGGTACCGACGGCGATGGAGTCTGTTGCTAACCAGGTCATTCGCTCCTCAAGTGTCAAGGGGGCTGACATTAACGCCGGTATTATTAACCCGGTGAAAGATTTTGCGACCGTTATTGCAGAGCCTCGTCTTGATGATAACAGCCAGACCACCTTCTACCTGGCTGCGTCAAAAGGCTCCGATACGATTGAAGTGGCTTATCTCAACGGTGTGGATACGCCATATATTGATCAGATGGAGGGCTTCAGTGTGGATGGCGTGACAACGAAAGTGCGTATTGACGCCGGTGTCGCGCCAGTTGATCACCGCGGTCTGGTGAAATGTACGGCGTAAACGTCGCAGACAACAACTCTGATGGCCCGTAAGGGCTTTTTTTGTACCTGAAATCAGCCCTGAACGGGGCTGTGCGGAGACAGTTATGGCAAAGAATTTTGTAGAAGAAGGAAAAACGGTGGCGATTGTTGCCAGTGCAGCCATCAGCAGCGGAGATCTGGTGCAGGTGGGTGATGTTTTTGCGGTGGCGCTGACCGATATTCCACAGGGTGAAACAGGCGACGGCATGACCGAAGGTGTGTTTATGCTGCCTAAGCTGAAAACGGATGACATGAAAACGGGTAAGAAGGTTTATCTGAAGTCAGGAAAAGTTCAGCTGACTAACAGCGGCTCTGATCCGCTGGTCGGGGTTGTCTGGGCAGATGCCGGAACCAGTGCAGAAGAAGTGCCGGTAAAACTCAATGTCTGATCCCTTTTCCCGGCTGGCAGCGCGTATGGATACGATCACGGTCAGAAAGATGGGAAAGACAGCCTCGATTAATGATGCCGATATGACTGTGATCCCGGGAGAAACACTGGCAGAGCTGAATGCTCTGTCCGGACCTGCGGTCTCTCTGGTGGTGTTTTCTTCGGGATACCGCCCACGGCGCGGGGATCGCGTTGTTTATGACGGACAACAATGGACGGTCACACGGCATGAACGCTTTAACGGTAAGCCAATGATCTTTATTGAGTAAAGAGGTATGGGATGAAGGGGCTTGAGAATGCCATCCGTAATCTGAACAGCCTTGATACCCGGATGGTACCGCAGGCCAGTGCATGGGCGATAAACCGTGTGGCACAGAAAGCCGTTTCGGTTGCCACACATAAGGTCGCACAGAATACCGTGGCAGGGGATAACCGGGTGAAGGGGATCCCTTTCCGGCTGGTGAAAGAACGTGTCCGGGTACTGAAAGCCAGTCCGTCAGGAAAAATGTATGCCCGCATTCGCATTAACCGGGGCAACCTGCCCGCCATTAAGCTGGGGGCAGCCCGGGTCAGACTGGCCCGTCGTGGCGGAAAACTGCGGTACCGTGGCAGTGTGCTGAAGGTGGGGAAATATCTTTTCCGGGATGCGTTTATTCAGCAACTGGCGAATGGTCGCTGGCATGTGATGCGGCGTATTGATGGCAAAAATCGTTACCCCATTGATGTGGTGAAAGTCCCGCTGTCCGGACCGCTGACACAGGCATTTGAAGATGCCCGCGACCGCATCATTGCTGCGGAAATGCCGAAACAGCTGGGGTATGCACTGAAACAACAACTGAGATTATGGCTGACCCGATGAACCGACATACACAAATCCGCCAGGTCGTACTGGCACGCCTTCGGGAACAGTGTGGAGACAGCGCCACGTTTTTTGACGGGCTTCCGGCATTTATTGATGCGCAGGAACTGCCTGCCGTGGCGGTGTGGCTGAGTGATGCTCAGTACACCGGAAAAATGACGGATGAAGATGACTGGCAGGCTGTTCTGCATATTGCCGTCTTCATCCGGGCACAGGCACCGGATTCAGAGCTGGATATGTGGATGGAGAGCACCATTTTTCCTGCCCTGAATGATATACCGGCACTTTCCGGACTCATCGACACCCTGATCCCACTCGGTTTTAACTATCAACGTGATAATGAGATGGCCACCTGGGCGATGGCGGAAATCACGTACCAGATCACGTACACGAATTAAGGAGGTGGTAATGACCACACCAAATCCACTGGCAAAGACGAAAGGTGCGGGGACGACGTTCTGGATGTATACCGGCAACGGCGATGCGTTTGCGAATCCTTTGTCGGACACTGACTGGCTGCGTCTTGCGATGGTGAAGGATCTGCAACCTGGCGAAATGACCGCTGATGCAGAAGATGACACTTATCTCGATGATGAAGATGCAGACTGGAAAACGACAACCCAGGGGCAGAAATCCGTCGGTGATACTTCGGCGACGCTGGCCTGGCGTCCGGGTGACAGCGGACAGAAAAAACTGGTTCAGTTGTTCGACTCCGGTGAAGTCTGCGCGTTTCGTATCAAATATCCCAACGGTACTGTTGATGTTTTCCGTGGCTGGCTGAGTTCACTGGGTAAAACCATTGCCTCAAAAGACGTGATGACCCGCACCGTGAAAATCAGCGGTGTGGGGCGTCCATATCTGGCAGAGGAGGGCACTGAAACCGTGGGCGTTACCGGGCTGACGGTGGCACCGGCATCCGCCAGTGTCAATGTGGGAGCAACCACCACGCTGACCTTTACAGTAAAACCTGACGGAGCCAGTGACAAAGCGATCAGTGTGCATTCGACAGATCCACAGACTGCCACGGTGACCCTGAACGGGCTTGTGGCCACGGTGAAAGGCGTGAAGCAGGGCAGTGTCAGCATTGTGGGCATGACTTCTGACGGCGATTTTGTGGCAGTGGCTACGGTGGCTGTCAGCGCCGCAGGTTAACAGGACGATACTCATCATTTGCCCCGGTTATCCGGGGCTTTTTTGCAGGTGGAGAACATGATGTTTCTGAAACAGGGCACGTTTAATTATGAAAAACAGTCCGTGGTGCTCAGTGAGCTGTCCGGGCTGCAGAGAATTGAATATCTGGCGTTTGTTCAGCAGCGAACGGCAAAGTTTGATGCCGAAGAGGGAGAACTGCCGGAGGCTGAACGACAGATTGCTTTTCTGCGGATGGGGATGGATATCAATGCCTGGCTGGTTTCCCGCTCACTGTGGAATGCGGAACAGTCTCAGGATGTTGAGACGCTTTGCGCATCCGTTATTACAACATGGTCGTATGATGCCCTGGGTGCGGGGGCGGAGATGGTTCTGTCGCTGAGCGGTATGGGGGCCATTGAGAATGCCGGGGATGATGAGCATGAGGCGCTGACGCCGGAAAAGTCCTGACGCGGGAAATGCAGTTTGTCATGCGGCTTGCCCGGGAGTTCAGGCGAGCAGACTGGCGGCGGATGCTGTCGGAAATGTCGGCTACTGAGCTTGGTGAGTGGGGCGATTATTTCCGGATGCAGAGCTTCAGTGATGTGTGGATGGATGCGCAGTTTGCCTCGCTGAAGGCATTGATCGTGAGAATGGTGTCCGGCAGCAGTGATGCTGCGGTGGCTGATTTCAGCCTTTTACCGGAAGAGAACGGGATACCGGAGCGAACGGACGAAGAACTGATGCATCTTGGGGAAGGTATTTCCGGAGGTGTGCGTTATGGACCAGATAGCCAACCTGGTCATTGATTTGGGGATTGATGCGGCAGAGTTTAAAAATGAAATTCCCCGTATCAAAAACCTTCTGAATGGTGCAGCCAGCGATGCAGAACGGTCTTCTGCCCGTATGCAGCGTTTTATGGAGCGTCAGACTCAGGCCGCCCGGCAGACAACGCAGGCGGCTTCTTCGGCTGCAACAGCCGCATCCGTCCATGCGCAGACGGTGGAGAAAAACGCACAGGCTCATGAACGCATGGCCCGCGAGGTGGAGAAAACCCGCCAGCGCATGGAGGCACTGAGCCAGAAAATGCGCGAGGAACAGGCGCTGGCCATGGCTCTGGCGGAGGCTCAGGATAAAGCGGCTGCTGCGTTTTATCGTCAGATTGACAGTGTGAAACAGGCCAGTGCGGGGCTGCAGGAATTACAGCGTATTCAGCAGCAGATCCGACAGGCCAGAAACAGTGGCGGGATTGGTCAGCAGGATTATCTGGCGCTGATTTCTGAGGTTGCTGCGAAAACCCGTGTTCTTACACAGGCTGAGGAAGAGGCTACCCGACAGAAAGTGGCGTTTATCCGTCAGCTCAAAGAGCAGGCAACCCGCCAGAATCTTTCATCTTCTGAGTTGCTTCGTGCTAAGGCAGCCCAGCTGGGGGTAAGCAGTGCTGCAGAAGTGTATATCCGCAAAATGGAGCAGGCAGGAAAAGCCACGCATTCGCTGGGTCTGAAAAGTGCAGCAGCCCGCCAGGAGATAGGCGTTCTGATAGGTGAACTGGCCCGCGGCAATTTAGGGGCGCTGAGGGGATCCGGGATAACGCTGGCTAACCGTGCCGGATGGATAGACACACTGATGTCACCGAAAGGCATGATGCCCGGCGGGGTTATTGGCGGTATTGCCGCGGCCGTCTATGGTCTGGGTAAAGCCTGGTATGACGGTCAGAAGGAGGGGGAAGAATTTAACCGCCAGTTGTCGCTGACGGGGCATTATGCCGGAGTCACTGCCGGGCAGCTGTGGACGCTCAGTCGTGCTATTTCCGGGAATGGTATCACGCAACATGCTGCAGCCGGTGCGCTGGCTCAGGTGGTGGGGAGTGGTGCATTTCGTGGAAACGATATCGGTATGGTGGCGAGAGCTGCCGCACAGATGGAGCGATCGGTTGGCCAGTCGGTCAGCGATACCATAAATCAGTTTAAGCGGCTGAAGGATGATCCTGTAAATGCCGCGAAGGCTCTGGACAATGAGCTGCATTTTCTTACTGCCACTCAGCTTGAGCAGATACGCGTCCTTGGGGAGCAGGGGCGGTCCAGTGATGCTGCACGGATAGCCATGTCTGCACTGGCGGAGGAAACCGGTCGGCGTACTGCGGATATTGATAATAACCTCAATGCGCTGGGTAGTACGCTGCAAACCTTGTCTGACTGGTGGAAGCAGTTCTGGGATGCGGCCATGAATATTGGTCGTGAAGATTCGCTGGATGCGCAGATTGCCACTTTGCAGGAGAAAGTGTCGCGGGCGAAAAGACTCCCCTGGACGGCATCATCTTCTCAGGTTGAATACGATCAGCAGCGTCTTAACGATCTTCAGGAGAAAAAACGCCAGAAGGATTTGCAGGATGCAAAAGAGCAGGCAGAGCGGAATTATCAGGAGCAACAGAAACGCCGTAATGCTGAAAATGCTGCACTGAACCGGATGAATGAAACGGAAGCAGCACGACATCAGCGTGAAATTGCGCGTATTAATGCCATGCAGTACGCCGATCAGGCTGTCAGGGATGCGGCGATACAACGTGAAAATGAACGTTACGAGAAAGCCAAGGCATCCGGTAAGAAAAAAACACGCGAAACCCGTAATGATGAGGCCACCCGGTTATTGCTGCAGTACAGTCAGCAACAGGCACAGGTGGAAGGACAGATTGCTGCTGCCAGACAGTCAGCAGGCATTGCCACGGAAAGGATGACAGAAGCGCATAAACAGCTTCTGGCTCTGCAGCAGCGCATCAGCGACCTGGACGGGAAAAAACTGACGGCAGATGAAAAGTGTGTGCTGGCCCGTAAAGATGAACTGATTCAGGCACTGACGCTGCTGGATGTAAAACAGCAGGAGCTTCAGAAACAGACGGCACTCAACGATCTGAAGAAAAAAACAATTCAGCTGACCAGTCAACTGGCTGAAGAAGAGCGCGCTCAGCGTCAGCAACATGACCTGGATATCGCCACGGTGGGTATGGGTGATCAGCAGCGACAGCGATATCAGGTACAACTGAGTCTTCGCCAGAAATACCAGCAACAGCTGGAGCAGTTGAGGCGGGATAGTGAGCAGAAAGGGACATATAACACGGATGACTACAGAAAGGCCGAGCAGGCGCTGACGGAGAGCCTGAACCGACAACTGAATGAGAATCGCCGTTACTGGCAACAGCTTGAAGTTGTGCAGGGTAACTGGAAAAACGGTGCCATGCGGGCGTTTCAGAATTTTACGGCAGATGCGGATAATGCGGCAGGAACTGCTGAACAAATGTTTACATCGGCATTCAGCAGTGCGAGCGACGGGCTGGCGACATTCTGTACCACTGGCAAACTCAATTTCAAATCCTTCACCTCTTCTCTGTTGTCTGATATGGCAAAAATTATGGCACAGATGGCTATGATGCAGGCGGTAAAGGGCGTCGGTTCTTTATTCGGCATCACGGCTAATGCTGATGGCGGTGTTTATCAGTCGGCTGATTTGAGTCGCTACAGTGGCACGGTGGTTAACCGTCCGACGTTTTTTGCTTTTGCAAAAGGCGCGGGTGTGATGGGGGAAGCTGGACCTGAAGCCATTCTGCCACTGCGTCGTGGTGCTGACGGTAAGCTGGGGGTTGTGGCGGATATTGGGGGTTCAGGTATGGCGATGTTTTCCCCGCAGTACAACATCGAGATCAATAACGATGGCACGAACGGGCAGATAGGTCCGGCTGCCCTGAAGGCGGTTTATGACCTCGGGAAAAAAGCGGCAGCGGACTTTATGCAACAGCAGGCCCGTGATGGTGGTCGGTTAAGTGGAGCATATCGGTAATGGAGACGTTTCACTGGAAAGTGCGCCCGGATATGAATGTGGTATCAGAGCCGAAAGTGGTGACAGTGAAGCTGGGCGATGGTTATGAACAGCGTCGTGCGGCGGGACTGAATAACCAGTTGTCGACTTACAGCGTGACGATACGTGTTCGTAAATGTGAACACCCATCTTTAAAAGCCTTTCTGGAACGGCACGGTGGCGTCCGCGCATTTCAGTGGACGCCACCTTATGACTGGAAGCCGATCAGGGTGGTTTGTCGTAAATGGTCGGCAAGCGTGGGGGCGCTGTGGGTAACCATAACGGCAGATTTTGAACAGGTCGTGGCATAGGAGGCTCTGATGCAGGATATTCCACAGGAAACACATCATGAGACGACACGCCTCACTCAGTCAGCCCAGGTGGTGCTCTGGGAAATCGATCTGACAGAGGTCGGTGGTGAACGTTATTTTTTCTGTAATGAGCAGAACGAAAAAGGTGAGCCGGTTACCTGGCAGGGGCGGCAGTATCAGGCATACCCCATTCAGGGGACGGGATTTGAACTGAACGGCAAGGGCAGTGCTGCCCGTCCGACACTGACGGTTTCTAACCTGCACGGCATGGTCACGGGGATGGCGGAAGACCTGCAGAGTCTGGTCGGCGGAACGGTGGTCAGGCGTAAGGTTTACGCCCGTTTTCTGGATGCGGTGAACTTCGTCAACGGAAACAGCGAAGCCGATCCG